GTCCTTCTTGCGGACATCGTAAAGAGGAATAATCTCAGCACCTATGTGTCTGAGGCCATCAAAGAGCGCAGCTTGTTTATCAAGTCTGGCGCTGTTGTTCGTAACGCTCTTCTCGACGCACGACAAGGCGGTACTCGCATTCAAGTTCCCGAGTTCAATCCTGTATCTCCAACTGAGGAGATCATGGACGGTACTGCGACTTGGGGCACCGGTTCTGCCGGTCACTTGACTCCTCAAAAAATCGGAACCGGAACTCAAATCGCAACCATCTGTCATCGCGGTTTCGCGTATGCAGTGGATGACATGGCGGTTTTGGCGGCTGGTGAAGATCCAATGCTTCACATCCGCAACCAGCTTGCAGATGCAATCAACAAGCTGAACAGCGCTCGTCTGTTCTCTCATCTTGCTGGTTTGTTTGGCACTGCTCTTTCTGGCAATGCTCTGGATAAAGGCAAGGCAGCCGCTTCTGGCGCTGCTGAAGCTAATTTCCTGACTGGCGCAACAGTGGCAGAAGCCCGTTCCAAGCTCGGTGAGCGTGGTGACGAGCTGGACACCCTTGTTGTTCATCCTTCTGTTGGCTTCTACCTGTATCAGGTAGGTCTGCTGACCTTCTCCACCTCTGCACTGGCTACTGGCGGTGCCGTGACCTGGGGCGGCGGCGGTGTCGGCGTTGGTGCCCGTTCTATTGGCGAATTTGCCGGTATGAACGTAATTATGGATCCTGCAGTTAACACTGTGGCTCCTGGAACTAGCGGCCATCAGCGTGAGTTCTATTGCTATCTGACCAAGTCAGGCACCATCCTGGAAGGTCAGCAGCAAGAGCTTCGCATCGAAGCTGATCGGAACGTGCTCTCGAAGCAGGACGTCCTGTCGGTTGACTACCACTCTGCCTATCACGTAATGGGCACTAAGTGGGCTGACGCTGGTGACAACCCCACCAACGCCAACCTGGCAACCGCTAACAAGTGGTCTGCCACTTATGACATCGATCTGATCCCCTTGGTTCAGGTCACTGTCAACAGCCCGCTGGATACCAGCACCATCTGATCCTGATCAGAGCAAAGGCCCTACCATTAGGTGGGGCCACCTTCTTTTTTGGCATGGCGTACAGCACTTCCAAAAAGCTGACTGACCGGCAAAAAGCTGCGATGCAGCGCCATGCAGAGCATCACACTAAAAAGCACATGGCTGAAATGCGGCGTCTGATGAAGGCTGGTAAGACCTTTACAGAAGCGCATAAAATGGCAATGAAAAAGGTGGGTAAGTAAGCCGTGGCTGCAACAATCAACGCTACTCTCAGCAGCGCGTCAGCCAACAGCTACGTGACCCTGGCTGAGGCCGACGCATATTTTGAAACCGTTCCAAGCAGTACGCAGTGGGACAACAAGCAAGACGACAAGAAAAATCGTGCGTTGATCTCAGCCACCCGCTGGATCGATACGTTGAATTTTTATGGTGATCGTTGCGATACGGACCAAGCTTTGAGCTGGCCTCGCAATAATTATCACGTTGATCGAGTAGAGCTAGCTTGTTCGGCGATCCCAAACGACATCAAGTATGCAGCGTTCGAGTTGGCGAATGCTTTAGCCAATGACACGGACGCAATTACAGGGACTACCGGCGATACGGGGGTATACGAGGAGGTCGAGCTTGGAGACCTCAGGGTCAAGTACAACACTTCTAGTCAAGGTGTTGGAACTGTTAATAACGTATTCGACGTTTACCCTTGGCTGCAGTCTTATCTTGGCGCTTATTGTCTTGGAGGCTCTGGCTCTTATCAAGTTCGCGTAATGAGGGGTTGAGATGGCGCTTATTGACGAAGTTTTTGCAAAAGTCCCAGAAAGAGTCTTAAAGGATTGGGGCGTAGACATGACTTATGTAAAAGCAGCTGCTTCTGAGGTTTACGACCCAACGACTGGAACGATCAGCGGGACAGAGACTAGCGTTGAGCTTAAGGGAGTAATTCTACGAATGGATCCCAAAGAGCTAAATGGCAACTCCCAGAGCAACGAGCTTAAGGTAATTATTGGCAATAGCGAGCTAGGAGATTACTACCCAAATGTCCGAGACCGGATGCGTTACACGGAAGCTGGCACGACTCGTGAGGCTCGGGTTGTGAACGTAGAGTCTTACCGAGGCGATAATGCAGTCATGCACAATTTAATTTTGAGGCCGCAGTAATGGCCAAAAACGAATTAAATCAACTGCTTAAAGACCTTGATCAATTAGCGGTTGGCTTGGTTTTTAATGGTCCAGCGAGAGCTTCTGAGGAGATCGTCAAAGATTTGCAAGAGTTAAGTCCTGCTTGGACAGGCAAGTTTAGAAATTCTTGGTTTATCGAGACGCCTGATGGGACAAAAGCAGGCGGGAGCGGAGCCCATGGGAAAGCAGTGCCTGTCAAAGCGCCAAAGATTAGTGGTATTCAGTCGGCAACGGCATTTGCCAACAAAATTTTTGGCACTGCGGGAGCGCAGCGACCGTTCACTATTGGTAATTCTGCGGAATATGCAGATCAAGCAACAGATTTAGAGCCATATAAGCCGGGAAGTTATGGGCCAATGAAAGCCACGACTAAGTTTGGCCGGAAGTATGGCATCAGGCCTACGGGAGGGAGAAGAGGGGATGTTGCTGGTGCGGGCGGTGGAAATTCAAGCAGCGCACCACTTGATTGGTTTTCTAATTATCAAGGTGGCGGCAGAGCGGATGAGGCAGTAAAACGCGCTTATAGCCGAGGTTTCAAGGGGTTTAGTCGATGAACTATCAAGGTGTCCGCGCTGAATTTGAGTCAGACCTTCATGCTGCATTTAGTGCATTAAGTCCTGCTGTCCCAGTTTATTTTGACAATACATTCAATACAGTGTCTGACGCTGATACTGAGTTTATCCATGTAAATCTGCAGTTTGGACTTACGAGTGAAGTAGCTCTAACTACGCAAAGCGACCGCATCCGAGGGACCATCGTCATTCGTGCGTACACAGAGAAAGGCAAAGGTCCAGCCCGTAATCAGACTTTGATGAGTACAGCTGTTACGACTTTGCAGGCGTTAAACAATCAGGCAAAGGCGAGCACAGGAATTTATGTTCGGATTGGGGCATTAAACGGGCCTAGCTTTGGCACGGACACGGACGCTACAGAGTCTCGTTTGGCACTTAGTCCTTTTTTCATCTCAAGGGTTGATACGAGTTTTACGGCCCAAGTGATTTCTTAATTGACGGCCTAAGCTAAACTGTAATTAGCCGGGCTGTGCCCGCGTACACCCCCAAGAATAGGTTTTCCTATGGCCACCGTCCTTTCGGGCACCTCCGGCGCCCTGTTTTACAAGCCAGCTGGCACGTCAGTTACAACTCTGGCAGCGAGTGCTTTCCCAACAAGCGGCAGTGACATCACTGTTGGCGCTTTCTTAGGGTTCAAGGTCAACGACCCTGTGACCCTTGCGTATCCATCTGGTGCAAGCACCACTGGAGCAATTGCTGCAGGCGATGTATTCGTAAAAACTTACACGGAAGCTACTGGCGTTATGACCGTCAGTTCAACAGCAGGTGGTGCAGCTCTGTCTGCTAGCGCCGCACCAACAGCATTTGGCACTGGAAAGGCAAGTATTAGCTACACAGCCGCCGAATCTGTTGGGCAGGTTCGTGAGTGGAGTTTTGAAATCACTCGCGCTGAAATTGATGTGACCACCATTGGTCAAACAGTTTCTAGCACAGCGGCTTTCCGGGCTTATATCCCTGGATTTGCTGATGGTTCTGGCTCTGCGACCGTTTATACAACTGACGATGACACTACGCTGTCTAGCCGGTTGATCGAGGATGTGATTAAGCGCGAGCAAAATGGTGCCACCATGAAGCTCTACATTGATCGCATCGTTTCGAGCGGTACAACGAACGAAGCATCTAGCCGTTCAATTGAAGTTCCGGTGATCCTGACCTCAGCTAGCTTGAATGTCAATCCAGACGATGGTCAAAGCGTAGAGATTTCTTTCCGTCCTAGCGCTGCTCCTAGCTTCGATCTCAGTAAGAGCTGATAACCAGTTCTTGAAGAGCACAAAGCCTCGGGAGACCGGGGCTTTTTTATTAGCTGTTTTGGGTTACTATATTAAAGCTATAGACAAGTATTCAGATGGCACCAGCTCTACGCGCGATTGACCGTTTACGCAAAGCTGCGAACTTAGAGCCTGTCAAAAAAGATGTAGAGCTTTCGGACGGGTCAACATTTGAGATGTGGGTTGCGCCGCTGACGATGGCAGAGCGCGAGCGAGCCCAGAGGCAGGCAAAATCTGATGATGCAGCGGCTTTCGCTCTTCAGCTGCTGATTAATAAAGCTAAAGACGAAAGCGGCCAGGCTTTATTTAAGTTCGGTGAGATTGATATTTTGAAGAACGAGGTCAAGGATAAAGATTTGCAGGCTTTGATGCTTGCCGTCCTTAGCGATAGTGGCGAGGACGTTGAAAATGACATGAAAAGCGCTGAAGACTGAGATTAAGAAAGATCCTCTTTTGCAGTTTCAGTTTTTTTTAGCAGCAGAGCTAAAGATGACGCTTGGCGAGTTACGCGCTCGCATGGGAGAAGAGGAGATGCTGGGTTGGCACGCATATTTCACGCATCGAGCGGAGGCAGAAGAAAAAGCGTATGAGGACGCGAAGCGCCGAGTCCGTTAATATGGGGATATTGGCGTAATGGACCTCCGTGGCTTTTAAGACCGAGATCCAAATTGGCGTAAAGGGCGCGAACCAACTAAGAGACCTGCAGCACAGAGTTAAAGGAATATCTAAAGAGATAGATCTTTTAGGTGCAAGAAATTTATTTGAAAATAAAACGATTCAAAATATTCAATCGTATAACCAAGCTCTTGAAGAAGCCGCTAATAATTTGCGAACAGTTTCATTCGCTTCTAAAGAGTCAGCAAAAGCAACTGACACAGAAACAAAGGCTGTAAAAGCTTATGTTAGTGCTTTGTCAACTGCCGATGCAGCTCAAAGGCGTCAAAATAAATTAATTGACGAAGAGATTAGGAAAAGAGGTTTAGCCACTC